TATGGCGAATTTGTCGTCAGCAACCTGCGCAAGGAGGGCGAACAGTGGCTGGTTGACTACGTGGGTTTCGTCGAGGTGCTGAGCATCAACGGGACGATCACAGGTCAGGGTGCGTTTCAAGGTGGTTTCGACATGTCGGCGCATAACGCATCGCAAGTGAATCAGGCGGGCGGTAAAGCGGGGCTTACAACGCATCCGTCTACGACGCATGTCGGTCAGCGGAACAGCGTCACGGGCAGCGTCGTGATCACGAACGCGACGATTGTCAGTTCTTTGGAGGCGGGGAATCCGCTGAAGATTTGGACCTATCCGGGCGGGACTCCTACGTATCTCCTGAATCAGGGGCAGGACCCTCAAGTGCGGCTGAGTATCAAACCGAACAATACAGCTTTCCCGATCATTTATCGGGTCATGCAGAATGATGAAGTCGTCGAGGAAATCGTGCGGATGCCGGGTGACGGCGGGTTGATCACGAACATTACCGTTCCGACTACTGACCCGGTCACGGTCGTTGCGCTGGTTGAGGGGCTGACGCGGGATGGTCCGTCGTGGGTGGTCACGGATGATGCCACGGTGACCGAGATTGGTGGCGTGGGCGGCGAAATCACTCCCGAGGTCGATCCGGATGATACGGAGGTTCCTGCGCCGAACTTGCCGGAGGGTGTGGACCCGTCAGAAGACCCGCCTGTCGAGGGGGACAGCGAAAAGGACCGCCCGATTTGGGACCCGAACACGGATGCGAAGGAGGGTGACGGGCTGACCAACGCGACATTCAAACAGGGTATCGATAAGCTCGCGGAGGTTTTCGAGAAGCAGGGCGGCGGGTCCGGAGGCGGGGCCGATATGTCGGGCGTTGAGAGTCGCTTGGATACGGCGAACGCTCGCTTGCAGGGGCTTTTGACGGCGGTCCAGGACACGAGCGACACCGCGCCGGACATTCCGCAGGACACGGACGTTGCTCTTGATGTGGCGTCCTCTGTCGTGTCGCCGATCACCTCGAAGTTGCCGGAATTGCCCGAAGTGGAATTGCCGGAATCGACCGGGCAATTCTCGTTCGCGTTCGGGGTGCCGGGCATGGACGCGCAGGAGTTCGCAATCGATTTGTCGCCGTGGGAGACGCAAATCAACGTATTCAAATTAGCGATACGCGGAGGACTAGCACTGTGGTTCTTCTTCATGTGCGTGCGCGCGGTTAGGGAGGCATTCGCGGGATGAAACACACACTGACTCTTATCCTGAATTGCATGGCGGCGATGTCGCCGGGCTTCCGGGCGATTCTCGCCCTGGGCGCCGTGATCGTGGCCGTAGTCGATTACGTCAATTCCCTGTGGGCGGAACTTTTCGCGAAGATCGATGCGCTGGTGATGCCGGTCCTCGGCGAAGGCGCGAACTTCTCCGCTCTCGGTTTCGTCAACTACGTGTTTCCGCTCGATACCGTTTTGACGATGGTTCTGGCGTATGGGGCGCTGCGTCTCGTGTGTGCGGGTATCCGCATCATCAAGTCGTTCATTCCTTCCATCGCATGACGTTGGGACTCTCGGTCGTTGGGTGTGTGCTCGGTCTGATGGCGCTGTGGGGGTGTTACAGGCAGCACCGGGTATTGCGCGGACTCATGGCGCGGCGCGGGGAAGTCAAAGGCGTAAGCGAGCCTGACAACTGGAGGGGGCGATGAACGGCAGGATTGAAATCATCGCGGGCACGCTGGGCGGCGGTAAATCGATGTGTGCCGTGGAACGTGCTTACGAGCATCTGGAGCGCGGCGGGTACGTGTTCACCAACGTCGAGATGCATCCCGAGAAAATAGCCGAGCGGATGTTATCTCGTGGTTACGTGTTCGAACCCGATCGGCTTGTCCGCTTGGACGGCAATAGCGTATCCGATTTCCACCTACAGGTGGCGCGAGGGACTGCTGATGCGCAAGTTCTCGTGATGATAGACGAGGCGCACCTGGAGTGGAATTCGCGTGACTATGCGGTAACGCGTAAGGACACGCAGGCTAAGGAGATGCTTAATTTTTGCACGTTGGTGCGCAAGCTGGACATCATTCTTCTTTTCATCACGCAGGCTCCTGAGGACATCGACAAGCAGCTCCGGAAGAAGGCTAACCTCCTGTGGATCTGCCGGAACATGCGGTACTATAAGATTTGGGGCATCATCCCGTTCCCGCTGCCGATCATGACCCGGACGTGCTTCGACATCGCGGTCGGTCACGCGAAGCCGATGAAGCAGTTTTCGGAGTTCTTTCTTCGTCCGACGTGGGCTTGCCAGCTCTACAACTCGGACGCTCTGCTTGGGCAGGCGGCGGGCAAATTCGCGGAAATGCAGACGCTTGTTGCGCGACCGCTGAAGCGTGTGCCTCGGAAGCGTATTCGGCGTGCGGATACGCGCCTAAAGTGGGTGTTGGCGGTCGTTTCCTTTTCATCATGCGTAACGTGCTTTTTGTGATTCTCGCTAGCGTCTTGGGCTGCGCCGTGGGCCTCGGGGCTCGGGCTGTGTTCATTTCTGCTCCGCCGCAGGCGGTGCTTGATAATGGCGGAGCGAGCACAGGGTCTGCCGAGCGCAGCGAGGACGCCCATCGGGGCGCCCTGAGCACAGCGGGAGGGGCTCCCGAAGGGTTTCCTCCGGAAACCCGTAGGGCGGGGGGAGAGGGGAAGGGGAGCGAAGTCCTCTGGCTCGTCGGATGGACGAAAGTCGGTTCGCGGATCAACGTCGTGATGTCGGACGGTCGCACCTACACGGAGCGCGATCCGGAGTTAGAGCGTGGCGAGCGGAACGCTGTCTACCTGAGCGGCGAAAAGTACTTTTTGCGCCGTCCGCGTGACCCGGAGAAGTCCCGGGAAGAGTCGGCCATTGTTGTTGACCAGGAGACGGGAAAAGAAACTTCACTTAATGTGAAAGAAGGCGCTTGACTTCACTTTAAGTGAAGGCCAACCTGAAAGTGCCATGAAACAAAAATGTTCACTTCCTGTGAAGGGGCGGCAAAATGCGCGCCCGATGACAAAGCGAAACAAGCGTCCGTCGCGTCCGTTGGTTGCTCCGGTCCTCGAGTCCGGGTTGTTCGGCGTTCAGGCTCCGACTTGGCCCGCGATCAAGGCGGCTCTTGAGACGTTGCCGGAAGGCTGGCGCTCAGAGTTGGCGAGTGTGCTCAACGTGCGTCCCTCGGCCATCACGATGATGATGCAGCGTCCCGGGCAACCGTCCTATCAGCGTGTTATCGACGTTTTGTCGTGGCTTCAAGGGAAGGGGGTCGAGGTATCATGAGTGCCAATACAGAGGTTGTTTTCGTGCGTATTGACGCGGCTCGGTTCGCAGCTTTGACGCAGACCGCGGAATTTTACGGCGTGAGTGTCGATGAGATGGCCCGCGTGTTTTTCGAGGTCGAACAGGACGCGCCGCGGGTGGAGAAGATATTGCAGCGCCTTCGGGTCTACGATGGCCGCCAGAATGGGGGTGTGGCATGAACCCGGTGGACGCGTGCCTCGCACGGCAGGCAGAGCTATCGGCCGCTGTGTCCTTGTTGCGTATGCCTAACTGCATCCGGTTCGGCTGGGCGGTGGCTCTCCTGGAGTCGGCCCGTGCCCGTGAGGGGCAACAAGTCCAAATCCTGCGGGAATTGGATGCCGAGCATCGAGACGATTTCTCCCGGGCCGTTTGAGCGGTCCCGGGCAACAAAAACAAAGGCCCGGGGCGCGAACCCCGGGCCAGCAAAGCAAGCAAAACAATGGTCATGAATGGTCAAAATGTCATCCGCAGCAAGCGTGCACGTCTTCATGCGAAAGAGCAGCTTAAGCTGACGGGACAGTTCAATATCAACGGGACTCGTCCGGCAGCGCCTGGCGAGGACCCTTTCATGATGGTCGAGCTCACCGGGTTCGGCTTCAAAGAGTGGGTGCGGGTGTCTAAGGACATCCCGCCCGTTGAGGGTGCTGATGCAGTCATCTTGCAAATGCGGATGGCGAAGACGGCAAAGAAGAAACTCGCTTTCGTGATGTATGCGTTGCTCGCCGTCCACGTGGATGGCGAACAGGTATGGGAAGGCGAAGCCGTGGACGCTCCCCAGGGTCCCGCGGACATCGATCAGGACACGCCAGCGGTGCCCGACAGGCCGCAAGGCGGTAAGGCGGCGGGACGTGAGCGCGCGGAGCGCGCCACGTCCGGCGCCTGACCGCCTCTTGGTATTTGCGGCATATCTGCAAATCCTATGGCAATCGCGGTCTCAGGGCCGCGACTGCTCCGAATCAAAAGTGCTGATCGGTCACACGTTGTGGCCGGTCAGCATGACCCCGAAGGCGAAAAAAAAGCCGGTCCCCGTGCAAGGGGAGCCGGCGGCAGAAAACAGACTTTGAAGGGGTTCTCGAAGCAGTCTCGGCTTAACTTGGCAAGCAAATTGGCGTGCGTCTCCTGCCCGTGGGACGTGGCGCATTGGACGTTCACGTACCATCGCACGTGGCCCGAGTCGGGTGCTGCGCTGATCGAGGAAAAGAAGCGGCTGCGCACGCGGCTGGAACAGTTGGGCGTATGGGGCTTTTGGGTACTTGAGTTCCAGGAGCGCGGCGCTCCTCACTGGCACGTTCTCGTGTGGGGTCAGGACTTGCAGAGGTCTGAGACTCTTGCTCGGCGCTGGTGGGAAGACAGGACGCACAATCACACGGGCGAGGGGCTGCACTGCACGCCGGGTGATGTCGGCAAAGCGGCGTGGTATTTCGCGCTGCACGGTCAGAAAGAGAACCAGAGCCCACGGTTCGAGGTTGGGCGATGGTGGGGCATCATCGGCACGAAGGAGTGCAAGCGTTGGTCGCGCCTGGAACAGGTTGCGGAATGCGTTCTGGACCGGGAAGTCATCTGGCTGAAGCGGTTATTTCGTCGGATGACCGGCAGCCGGGGTAGTTTGGGGCCGCAAGGCTTTCGCTGGTTTCTCCCGGAGATGCTGCACGTCCGAGTCCTTACGTGTGCGGCAGAGTTGGCGCGGATCAACCCGGGTCCGGGTAAGCGTACTGAAAAATAAGTAGCGGGGGGCATCGTGCGATGCCCTAGGGGATTATGGGATTGTTCCCTGTGAGCGTGTAAAAAGCGCTTGCAGGGTCACCTAATGTTAGGTAGTTCACAAAGCGTGCCGGGTGTTCCGGCATGCTCGTCCTCTGGTGGTCCGGGGGGGGTGGGCAAAACCTAGGGCCAGCAAAGCAAATGGGGGATCTGATTCAGGCGGCGGTCGTGATGCTGGGGGCAGGGTGTGTGCTGTACGGCTTCGGCTATGCGGTGGGGCACCTTGCAACGTTGTTTCGCGTCGTCGCCGAGATTTGACCTCGTATCGGAAACATGAATACCTCGATTAAGCGTTTCGGCCTCGTTGCCGTTCTTCTCTCGATGCTTGCGAGCATCGCGTCTGCTCAGACGACGGTCGATCTGACGGCTGTGACGGATGGCATGAGCGGCCTCGCAACTGCGGCCCTTGCGGCGGGTGCGACAGTCATCGCGGCGGCCATCGGGCTGATGGCTGTCAAGTTCGGCGGCAAGTGGGTCGTGCGCGTCTTCAAGTCCTTCACTTCGTAAGAAGTGGGCGGCAGGGACGGGCCGACCTCTGCGGGGGTCGGCCCGTGTTTTTTTAACCGTATTCAAAAATGGACTACACTCCGGAACAACTCACTTTTGCTTTGCTGCTCGCGTGGTTCGTCGTCTGGTGCTTTCGGGCGGGGATCCGGGACGGAGGTGTCAAATGAGGCGGTGGGCTCTCCTCTTCGTTCTCTCGGCGGTTGGCGTGCAGGCGGGGAGCGTGCAAATGTCGCTCGCTGGCCAGTACTATCAAGTCGGCTGG